TAATACCGATATGTTAGTAGATGCTGCTGTATCCGCTCTTCCAAACGAGGCTATAGTTCCTTCTGCTACTACATAAGCAGTAGTATCATTATCCGATACGGCTAGTTTGGCTCTATTGGTTCTAGATTTTATTGTAAGGCCAATTTCTGCTCCGCCCTCTGAATTGAATATGGCAGTTTTTGTTTCTCCTGCTGAGCTGTTTCCGAGTTGTAACCCCACTGATGGAGCAGCTGCTGATATACCAATATTATTACTACCTCTATTAATAACAAAAGCATCTTTGGCTAATGCAGTATTCCGTATACGGAACATATCATTATTAGCCCCACCAGCATATTGATTTTCGATTTCCCATGTGGTATATGTTCCCGCTAATCTAATTTCGGGTCCAGTGCTTCCAGCTCCAGATACAGATAAAAAAGCATTAGCCCCACCAGTAATAAGAATAGGGTTGGTTGAAGTATTACCGCGAGTAGTAACATCTTGTAGAGTGTCGGTGCTACCACCAGCAGCATCTCCTGAAAGGAGATAAGGAACACCATTATTTGTTATGCGGTTCCCTACCCCCGTACCTTCTACACTACCAGAGATATAAGCGTCTCCTCTGACATCAATCAATGCTGTTGGTTCAAATGTATCTGTAGAGACACCCGAAAATATAGCCAAGCCATGATTGGCTTGCATTTGAATAGTATTAGCAGGAGTATTATCTGCACCTTCTGCTGTTACAAAAATTCTTGTGGCAGTATTACTAGAACGGTTAGAACCTAATGTTAGTTCATTGCCGTTATCATTAGCAAATATAGAACCCCAACCTAGACGCAAATAGCGTGATGCTACAGTGGTATGATATACATTGAATGTGGATCTTGCATTAATTGATTCATTATCTTCAGCCCATAAGATATTTTTGTTTGAGCTACTCTCTACTAAGAATCCCGTAGTCGCTCCACCACCATTATCCACATGAAGTGTAGCCCGTGGGGATAATGTTCCTATACCAATGTATCCTCCATTGAAATAACTATTACCTGCTGTATTAAGCACTATATCCTTGTTGGCAGAGCCATCAAACATTTCGACATATCCATTGTCACTATTGTCCTTACCGACTCTGAATATGTTTTCATCATCATCTGCTTTTACGACAAAGATATCATCAGCACCAGCAACAGAGGACTTAAGGGTAAGCAGGTCGCTTGGATTTGTTGTCCCTATTCCAACTTTGTTTGAAAACAATCCAGTGACCCCAGAGATATACGGACCTGTAGAAATAATGGAGGTCGTTGTCGTATTTCCATTGTCGCAAACGTCTTGGAGAGTTTGAGTCTCCGCAGGAGAATCGCCTGAAAGGAGATAAGGAACACCGTTATTTGTGATCCTACTACCATCTCCAGTTCCTACGAAGTCACCTGATCCAGAAATACCTCCAGCCACTTCGAGCTTGTAGACTTGGGGGTTAATTGATCCTATTCCAACTCTACCATTACTTTCAAAAGTCATGGCTTCTAATCCCTGCACTAATACTCCTAGTCTAGCAGGACTAGTAAGACCCTTAAAACCCCAAGTGGTGCCGAGATCATGGAAACTATAACCACGAGCAGCTTGAGTTCCTGCCAAAACTACAGAATCTTTAGCTTGTATGTCCCCTGCGACATCTAGCTTGTAAGCAGGAGTTGCGCTCCCTATGCCAACTCTGCTTGTTGAACCATGTATTGTAAAAGGTGTAGTGGTCACCCCACCATCATTTACTTTAAAGAAGATATCTTGGTTACTACCAAGGTTTTGCAGTGTAAGATCACCTCCACCAAAATCACCATCTAATTGAATTGAGGCATCAGTAACACCATTACCTAAAGTAAGATTGCTTCCTGATATATGTGCGGCTTTGATACTGGTGGTTGTTACGTTCCCGCGATTAGTAACAGTCTGAAGTGTATCTCCTCCAAACGAGTTGGTCCCCGTCATTACAGGATTTCCATTGAGATAAAGACCACTTGTCGTTTCGACATAAACGCCATTAGCAAAATTTAAAGTAGCGGTATTATCACCACTTGTATGCTTGAGATTAAAATTACCATCACCAAGCAAGACTGCTCCGTCATGATCCACTCTACCAGCTTTACCTACTAAAGAGATAGATTTAGTAATTCCTGAAGATATTATATTACCTTCTCCACCTAATATGGATGAAGTCGATACCTCAAAAGCTCCAACCCCTCCATTAATTTTATTAGATATGCCGCCAAAGATAACTGAGTTAATAGCTCCAGTGATATCATTATCATAACCCAAAGTGCTACAATTTGTAGAGTCTATAACCTCATTAGAATTACCTGCCCCCACTAAGTTGTAACCAAGTCCACCACGGGCTGTTTTAATTAAATTACCTCGACCACCGATTATAATAGATTCGGGGCTTTCATCTATCTTATTATTAGATCCACCTCCAATTAAAGAATAGGAAGATCCTGTGATAACATTATTTTCGCCTCCTCCAATAATAGAGTAAGAGGAACCAGAAATATCATTGTTAAATCCACCCACGCTTGATGAATAAAAAGAATCCACAATATCTACACCTGATCCACCTCCTATAAAGTTGAAGTCGCCACCAGAAATATTACCTAGCATACCTCCAGCAATAGTATCGAAATCTCCACTAATGTGATGACCTGATCCTCCCGCGATCATTGATCCTGTGGAGTATATATTTCCAGCAACAGAAGCTACTGCTGCTTTTTGTTCAGTGCTAACAGAGTATCCTCCGCTATTTGCTATTTCGACACTGGTATTATTACCCTGAATTAACATTTGTGTCGAATTAACTGCACTTGCCCCTACTGCAAAATGACCACCTTTTGTTGTATTTCCATCTACACCAGCCTGAATAGAAAGGTCGGATACGATAATTTGTTGCTCAAGGCTTTGATTATAGACATTTAAATCTGCGCCTTCGACATTAGGCTCAAGAGTATATGGTCCCATTGTAAAGACCTCTGGCTCAAAACCTACATCGCTATCTGCTACCAACTTAAAGAAAAGCCCAGTACCTTCTTTAATACCATCATTAGAAGTAAGCGCTATCTTTTGGCCTTCTTGTAATAAATTTAATGGATAGCTGCCTACAAAACTACTTTTGTTTGTGGTGAAATCTCCAGATGTTCCATTCCATATATTTACGTCCCCTAAATTAGTAAAATTGGGGTCTTCGTTAAAATTTAATGTTATTTCTATGAATCCAGTGGAACCAGAAGCATTTATAGGTTGATTATTAAAATATTTAATCGCATCCGCTCTATCAATAGCTGATGTGATACCTCCAGTATTTGGAGGGAAGTTGTTAGCGGGGTTTTCATTTAAAGAAGTCTCGCCAGAAGCCTGAACTATTACTTTATCAAAAGTTGCTGTATTAGCATACAAGTAAAATTCTCCCGTGCTTATGCCTCCATCTTGGTTTACAATCTCATTTCTTATGCCAAAGTTCCTATTATAAGAACCAAAGACATCTATGTTTTGAGATCGTGAAAAAGTAAAAGTAGAATCTCCATTTGTTCTGTAGTTGGGAAATACGACATTAGAATCTGAGTCTAGAATGCTAAATATTTGCTTATCTACAAAAGGGTCTGCCGCTATTTCAGAGGAAGAAGTCAGTAGATCTTTATTTCTGTTTAATATATTAAACTTTAAAGAAACATCACTTCCATTTTTATATATTCCACTACCTGTTATTATTTTAGTTGGATCATCAAAATCTGGAATGTAGTTGCTTTCAAACTCGTGGATGTTGCGAGTAGTAAAATCACCTTCGTAGTAACCAGAAGCGTTTATCTGTGTGAGATTTGTTCCTATACCTATCTTCTGATAGTGGGATTCACTTGGAGATACTTTGTAAACAGCGTATAAAGCCCCAGAATATCTGGTATTTTTTTCTAGGGAGTAGGGAGTTGTAGTCCCGAATCTATAAAATCCAGTTGCTTCTCCTCTTATATCGCCATTTGGAGTCGCCCCTCCTATGATAGTAGCTTCTCCAGTGTAAACGAAATCGGAAGGCTGTAAACCACCTGTCGGTAGCGGATAATTGCCTGAAGTTATACCGTGGATAAAATCAATAGTAGGGTTTGCGTAAGAACTTAAATACCCACCCGCTCCAGTAGCTCCAGTAGCTAGAGAATATGCATCTAAACCATAAGTATATGCTCCATCGTCTTTAGTGACTTTTAAAACTGAATAGCCTGTATAGTTCATTATAAGATGGTGATTGTATTTAAGAATGAAACTGGGCTACTTAGAGAATCTTCATAAACAATAAACAGTCCAGTATTTATATATGGAGAATCATAGTAAGCATTGTCTCCACAACTTCTCGCCATATTCCCAAGAGCATTTACACCAAGATTAAAAACTCCCACTTGATTTAATCCATCAATAACAATATTAGTATTTGTCGTGCTGGTATCAAATATTTGGCCGTTTGGCTGAGTTAGTCTTACACCATAACCAGTGCTATTAGCTACAGCAGTCCAATTTCCTGATATATTGAAGGTGTTATCTGTTACGTTGGGTATACCAGTTGTAACTTCTCCCACAAAAGTTGGATTGTCTAAAGTTTCATAGACTACCCCGTTGATTGTTTGGGCTACTTGATAGCTAAATGTATTAGCTTTTTCTTCTATACTTATATTTTTATCAATCAGATTAAATTTGCCAGTATCATACTTTGTCGCAGTTACAAGGTATTCATTGGGATTTTCTTCTTTCATTGAAATTACTTTGTAAAAGAAGGGGCTAGCATCTTTAATTTGGAATCTCGCTGCGCTTCCCAAATGAATAGATTTTAAAAGCTCTGGTTCACTAAAACCCGAAAGGGAGCATCCATAGTCTAAATTAGTTGCGGTTCCAGTTACATTAATATCAATTATTTGTTTGGGTGCTAGACCAGATAACTCTAAATCAGTTACACCTCTAGTGTAGCCCCTAAAACTGTCAGAATCAAAACCTCCAAATTGAAAATTAGCCCCCCTCTTATCTATAGCGGCCATATTTAAAACACATATCCTACCAGTATTAAAATCTGTGAGTGTTTGTGTCCCTGTCTCTTTAGATATAAAATCTCCAGAGTATAAAGATCTGGCATCTCCAGATCCAAAAATCCATCCTGTTACACCTGTTTCAAAATATATATTTTTGCCTGAAATACCTGTGTAAGAAGCGTATTCAGCATATCTAGTCTCACCAGTGCTAAATCCAGTAGATTGATCGTAACCTGCTGTGTAATTTGAGAAACTGTAATCGCCAGTAAAATCTTTCCAAGGATTTGTAGTTAGTCCTGTAATAGTAAAACCATCATATCGTTGCCTATTTTGATTCGCTGCGATATTTAGATCATTAATACTGTCGATACCAGTGGGGTTGTAAATAGTTAAAACTCCAGTAGTCATCAAAGAAGAGGATGTATTACTAAGTCTAATTGTTTCATCCTCTAGGTTGACATCTAAAATCTTGCCAAAATTAGTTATATTGGTCTTTAGTTCATCTTCTACTATAACTAAATCTCCAGGTTTACATAAGAGAGTCTCTAGTCCAGCAGTAAAAGCTACTTGTTGGTTCTCTCGTATTTTAGAAAAGATTTGATGCTGAGCTGCTCTACGAGCCATAGCTCTAGAAGTTATACCAGCCCCTTCTATACGTTTTTTAAAGATCCCTCTCTCTTTGATATCTTCTTCATCTTCAACAACTTCTATTTTCGGAGTGTAATTGTCGAATCTATCTCTGTAACCTATTTCTATGGTATTAAATTGCTCGTCTCTCCTGTTGTTTGAGTAGAAGAATAAACCGTCTTTGACGCTTTCATTAGTAAAAAGATTGACTGCTGCTCTAGGTCTATCATCAACGAAATTAATTTCAGAGTTACTAAAGAAAGTTCGGCCTCTAAAGAGAGATGCGATAGTATTTATAGCGTCAAATATTTTTTGCCCTTGATCAAATACTACGTTGCAAGAGAATCGGGGTTCTATCCCACCTCTCCCGTCAGTTACTCCTAAGAAGTAGCCTTCGTTATCTACATTATCGCAGAATTTTCCTATCTTATAAAGTTGCCATTTATTTATGTTGTTTGCGTTGATATGAGAACCCATTCCATATCTTACGTTAGTTAATAAATCATAGAGTATCCATGCTGGATTATCTGTCCATTGCAATTCCTCATGGAAAGAACCATCCCAATCGCCTTTGTAAATTAACTTTTGTAATCGAGTGGCGTTTTGAAATTCAGCTACAGTATCATAGTATCTTTTATCTATACCTCCATTAGTAGGGAAATAATTACTAGGGACTTTAACTTTTTTGAGTTTACAATCAAAACTTCTTCTAGGTATACTACTAAAAGCTCTAGAATCTAATTTAGTCCCGATTATAGCGGAGAAGGGATAGGGTAAATCTGCATTAATTATTTCTGTTACTTTACTAACCGATACGACTTTAGATAATAAAACAGAATTAGTTTCATAAGAAAGTTTTTCGATTTTTATAAATCTTTTCCTATCCTGCATCTGATTAATAACACCAGCTTCTATGCCTAGCTCCCCATCGGAGGTAAGCGTAGTTGCCGAAGCCTTATTATCTGGCAGTTTAAAGGGGCGAGAAAGATAATTTTCATTATCATCTGGATTAGTTAGTTCTACAACGAATTCTTTGCCGCCAGATGAATTATAATCAGGGTTACCTATATCTATTAAAGTATTTGATTCTATCAAAGCTACTATTCTATAGTTGTAACTTTTCTTTACTTCTTGATCACCATTTTCATCAATAAAACCAGTTTCGACTTTTATATTTAAAACTGTTGGGAAAGTCGTGCCTGTTTTTAAATCTTCATTATCTGCGAGATTGTTGTTC